CATCTGGCCTTGCAGCCATTGGGCTCTTGCTGCGCGCTTGCTCTCGCCCTTCCGGCTTTCGTTGCGGAACTGATAATCCGACAGAAGCCCGTTCATCTGCTCGGCATAGTCGCGGCCGGCATGGAACAGGCGCTGCTGCTTGGTCTTGGAGCCATAGTCCAGCAGATGCTTCCGGGTCGCCTCGATCTGTTCGGCTATCTTCCGGCCTTCGCGGAACATCGCCATGTTGAGCAGCTGGTATTTCTTGAACCTTGCGGCTTCCTCGAAGTCGCCCTTGTTCGCCGCCTCCAGCGCTTTCTTGCCCCAGCGCTGTTCCAGCGTCAGCCACTGGTTGTAGTTAAGCACCTCACGGACCTGTTTCGAGCGAAGGTTCTCAATGGCCTGCTGCTTTGCGAGATTAGCCGCTGCCTGCTGGCCTGTTGCACGCGACAGCGCCTCAAGCTCGACCTCGATCTGCCGTTCCGCAATCTCATTACGCGCGAATTTCTCGGCCTCGCGCATGATCGTGCCATCGTTGAAGATGTCGCCATGCGTGGCGATCATGCGGCGACGGACTTCTTCGCGGATAAGCTGGTTGCGTTTCGGGCCTTCCTTCAGGCCCTGCAGAAGCGCATTGCCATCCGGCATCTTGAAAAATGGCGCCGCCTCATCTGGGCTGATCGCGCCTTCCTGCTGGCCCGACAGAACCTGGGCGAGCTGGTCGCGCAGACCAAACATCGGATCGCCCGTGATGTCGACGCCGTTCTCATCGAACCACGCCTGCCACTGTTCCGCGGCCTCCCGCTCCTGTACCGCAGCGATATCATCAGCGGCATAGCTGACCGCCGTTCCGTCGACATCGTTGCGCAGGGCGTCGAGAAATTCGGCCGGTGTCGGCGGCGATGGCCCAGTGAAATATCCTTCCGCCCAAGCCGCCTCCGCCGCGTGCTCGATGGTATAGCTGCGGACCCGCTTGCTGTCCCGTATCTCGTCCGCGATCAGGCCAGGCGCCGCTTTCTTCTCGCCAATGATCTTGAGGAGTTCGCCGCCCTCGTCCCGGATGCCCGAGAACGCCAGCTTGTCATTGCCGCTGCCGACAACCCTGCGAGTGGCGAGGAACTTCCACAGCGACTTCGGCCGCTTCTTCTGGAGCGTCTTGCGGACATCGACGGCGATCTGCACGAACTGGTCTAGATCGGTCGCCTGTGCGCTGTAGGCGACGACTTCCGGCGGCAGGCTGGCAAGGGCGTCCTCGCCGTATTCCTCGCGTACAGCCTGAAGGTTGAGGCGCATCGGCGGCAGGTTTGGGGGCGGGACCGTGCGATCCTTGGTGTCTCCTGTCTGCGCCAGAAGCTTGCTGCTTCCTGATTGAGAGGGGTCGAAGGAGGCGAATTTGCCTCGGACATTCTTTGGATCAAAGACGACATAGTGCGTTGCTGGCTTGCCCAGCCCAGACGGGCTGTCATCAAGATTTTTGAAGATGACGCCGTCATGCCCCGCAGCCTTAGCGGCTTTCACCATTTCGCTGAATGCGGGCTCTTGCGCAGGGTTTCCGCCAAAGTCTACGACCTTGGGATTGGTCAGGCGAGTGTAAACCGGCATGACATTCTGTCCGGTCAAATCGTCGGCCTGCAACGCTCCTGTTTCTAATTCCTCCCATTTGGCCATCGCGGCTTCATAGGCATCCCAGTTGCCGTTGCGCTGCGCTGCACGCTCTAGACGCTCTGCGTTTTTCCGTGCAGCCTCTACCGCTGCCTCATGCGTTTTGGTGTCTGCAACAAGACGCTTGCCCGCATAAGCTGCGTAATCGTCAGCGACCGCTGGGCTGTCGGTTAGCCAAATGCCAAGCGACGAAGATGGTGAGCCAGTGTTGCGCCCCCCCATGCCGCTGTCGAATGAATCTACCGGTTGATTCGTCCCATGATACAGCGGCGTGTCTACATCAAACCCCTGTTCTCTCGCCCTCTGCATCCTTGCTGCTTCGGACATGTCGAGCTTGGAGGATTGAGCTAACGAACGTTTGGCCTCTTCTGTTGCATCTACATGCTTAATGAATGACGGCGGAAAGCCACCCGGCATTTCGGTGTAGCCGTAGCGGCGCAAGACATCGGGCAGAAACTCATTGAGCACATTCTCGGCATAGACCGCATCGAAGCCATGGCTTGCGGCTTCCTGCTCCAGCCGCGTAACAAGCTCCCGGAAGTCTCCCGGCTTCTCGTCTGGCGTGCGCCCCTTGGTGAAGCTGGCATTCTCGGCGTCCGATCGCGTTACGCTGGAAAGGTCCAGGGTCCGGATCAGATTGCCGGTCTCGTCCAAGCGACGGGCCTTGCGGATATAGACTTCGTAGTTGTCGACCTGAATGTGCGCGTTGATTTGAGACGACTCGACAAAGCTGCGGAGCGCGTTGACGCCGCCAGCCGACAGTTGCGCCAGACTTCCCGTCTCAGCAGCTTTCGCACGCTGGACAGTCTCGACTGGCACGCCAGCGCGCCGAGCGATCTCACCAACCCGCATTGTCTCGAATGCGTTGGGATGGTCAGCCAGATAGCGGTCCAGCACCATGACGCCGGCGTTGATCGCGGCCAGTCGCCTCGCCTGCGTGGCTGAGACCTGCGAGCGGAACTGGATGCGGGCCTGATCTACGCCACGGGCAGAAGCATCAGCCACCGCCATGATGGATGACAGAGATGCGTCATAGGCGGCTTCGGGATTGGCCTTGAAATAGTCCAGTACGCGCTGGATTTCAGCGGCGCGTTCGTCCGAGCTTACGCGCTGGGCGAGGCTACCAGTTCCCTCGCCGCCGCCATTATCTTGACCGTCAGTTGCTCCCGCGCTCTCAGCGGCAGGTGCTTGATCGCCAGCAAGGGCGCTCGCAACCCGTGCCGCAGGATTTCCGCCTGCATCTCCTGATCGCTGCACGCCTTGAGCTGCGCGGAGGTCATTGAGGGTCGCCCATGTGTGACGTTCATTGACGTCTTCCTTCGTGCCCGGGACCTCGGTTCCCGGCGGGTTCGCCCAGCGCCATTCTGCGGGCATCCGAGACCGCCATTCTACTTGGCGGGCCTGCCATTCTCCATGATTGTGTGAATAAACTTCTAACGCCGCAATGCGCTCGACTTCGTCTTCAGAAAGAGGTTCAAACAGCTCGGGGCTGGCGTCGCCATACTTCTCGAACAGCTTGGCTTCCATCTGGCGGAAGCGGGCCTTGGCATTCTCGAAAGGTGCGGTTCCACGATAAAGCTCGATCGCTGCGCTTGCCCCTGTCGACGCGAACCCGCTGAAGACCTGGATCGCGTGCTGGATCTCGTGCTGGATCGTCTCCATCAGCGTGTTGGAGCCAGCGATCGAGCCGCGCGCATTGATCAGCGGGACAATCTTCTGGTCGCCGTTGTTGAACGTCACGGCCTGCGCGCTGTCGAACCGCCCGCTCTGCGCGCCAACGCTCGCCACGAGATAGACATCCCGCAGGATCGGCATGGCCTCGAACAGTTCGGGCCATTCGATCATCTGATCCAGCCGGCCGCGCTGCGCCTTCGCCTCGGGGTTGAAGTTGAACTGCGGCTTGCCCGGGATTTCCCAGACCCAGTCACCGAACTTCGTCTGCGCCCAGCCCGTCTCGCGCCAGATGTCCTCCTTGCTCTCCCCGCCGATGTCCATCAGTGTGGCGCGCATCAGCGAATGGATCGGAGCGCCGACAGCATTGCGTGGTGCAAACTGCGCAAGCTCATCGATGGCGGTCTTCGGAAGCGTGTCCTGCGTCCCGGACGTGGCGTACCAGTCGATGCCCATCATGCCCGACAGGCCCTTGCGCGGGTCGTAGATGCCGTGCTGGAGCTTCAGATCGCCCAGCCCCATGATCTCCCGTCCAAGGTCGTGGCTGTATCCAGCCGCACTGCCATGGAAGGCGATGACGCGGCCATTGGGCGCCTTGAACAGCATGATCAGCGGCTCGACGCCGTCTGCCCTCATGCGCTCGTAAAGGGCTTTCAGGTTCTCGTCCGTAGCGTCTGGCTCGTAATAGCGGGAGAAGGCCAGCGCCTCATCGTACTGCTCCAGCGTAGCCATGGCCTGCGCTTCGTCGGCCGCAGCCTCGGTATGGGCGGCGCGGGTATCCCGCCAGCCCTTGCCGGTGAGCCAGGCATAGGCCCGCTGCTCCGGCCGCTCGTCGACTTCGGACTGGACCTCACGGCGCACCTGCCGTTCCTGATCGCGCCACCAAGCCTTCTGGTTGCGCTCGTAATCCTCCATGAGGCGGGCCATGAGTTCGGCCTCGGCCTTCTCCCGCGCCGCAGCGATGCGTTCCTTGGTCCGCTCGAACTGCTTCTCGGTGATGACGCCCTTGTCCAGCAGGGCCTTGGCTAGAGCCTCACTGTCCCGGGCCTGTGCCGTCGTTGCCGCTGCAATCGCCTCATCCGTGGCGAGCATCCGATCGAAGACCGCCTTGATTTCATCGTTCAGCCTGACGCGCGAGCCGATCTGGGTCAGGCTCTTGTAGACACGGAGCAGCCACGCCTTGAAGCTGGCGAACACGCTGCGAAGGGCTGATGTCGGAGCTTTGCCCTCGCGCAGATACGCCTCGAAGCTCTCGGCAAAGGCCTCCTGGATATCGCGACCTTCCGCCGTGAAGGTCCCATCCTCGCTGAACATCGCCGTCCAGTTGGGCGACTTGCCCTGCCATTCGAGGATGGCGGCGACCTGCTCCAGCACGAACGGATGAACCTCGTCCTGCGGGTTCAGGATCGCCGCGACTTCCTCGGCCGACAGAACGCCACGGGCCTGAGCGGCCGGCTTCGCCTCCATCGTCGTGACGGCCGGGACGCTCGCCATGCGCCACAGCGTGTCGAGATACCAGTGCGCCGCCTCGTGAACGAGTGTCGACAGGTTCGCGCTTTCGAACAGGCGGATGACAGAACGGCCGACGCGGGGCGTGAACGTGCCACGCTTCTCCTGCGACAGCTGGAGTTCTGCGCGTCGGGCGTCGACCGCCTTCCTGTTGTTGTTAGACGCGGTGCGCGCCTTGGCAGCGCGCTCCTTGGGCGAAAGGTGCGGGAATACCGCCTTGCCGATTGCCGCGTTATCTAATCCGCGCGCTTTCAGATCGATGATCTTCAGCGTTTCGGGCGACAGCGCTGGGCCTGTCCTAAGCTTCTGAACCTCAAAGCCTTTTTCACGGATGCGCGAAATAATGCGAGCCACATCCTTGGGCTCCATGAGATTATCCGGGCCACGGTTTTTGTTCAGCCGGTCCGTGACCTCGTCATTGCTGCCGCCCTTGATCGCTTCCTTCCAGACTTCGAACTCGTGCGGGGGCAGCTTCTCGGATGCATCAAGCACTGTGGCATCGTCGACCTGGATCGCCTGCCGCTGGAGGCCTTGGGCAAGCGACTGATCATCTTGTTCGCCCGTCAGGGCCGTGACGATGTCAAAGCCATGCTCGTCCCAGAACGCCTCCGGGTCCTGTCCGGTACGTTCCGCCAGCGTCGTCACCATCTCGCCAATGAGGCTGGCCTGCGTGTTAGCGGTCTCGGTGTTGAACAGGCCGGTCGATACAACCTGCTCCCGGATCGACTCCCTGACCCGGTCGGCGCTGTCGGCAAACGCCTGCTCCTTGGTCCCGGCTTCAGTCCTTGCCTTCTGCTCCTCCTCGAAGACCGACTTCATCGCGGCCTGTTCCTTGGCCGTGAAATCGTCAGCGCGCAGGCGCATGTTGGGGGCAAAAGCGGAGTGGATCGTCTCGCCCGAGACGCCGATCTCCTTCTTGGCCGTCGACAGCGCAGCAGCGTAATTCCCGGCCGGGATCACGACATCTTCGCCGGCATCGATCGCCGTGACGATGTCGTTCGGATCGATGCGGAACGCCTGTGCAAGCTGATCCGTGGTGACACCAGACGACTGAGCCAGTTCGGTGAATGCCTCGGGGGCGACCCGGACATTCTCGAGCGGGCCGTCTTTCGTGGCGGCGGCGACGGCTTCCCGGTATTTGTCGGGCAGGCGCTTCAGGAGTTTCGAGTCCTTGGCGCCATCGCGCATGGCTTCGAAGGTCTTGGAAAGCTGGTCTGCCCGCGCCTGCTGCGCCTTCTCGTTCAGCATAACGCCGGATTGCTGGACGCCGGCTGCCAGCGTCGTCTGCATACCCGTCATCAGGGTCGATGCAACCAGCGTTTCCATGGCCGCGTTCGGCCGCTCGGCAAAGAATTCCTGAACCGTCTTGTCCGGGTGGAGCTCAAGCCAGGTCGACGCATCCTGCAGGAAGGTCGCCGCCTGTTCGCCAATGCCTTCGGACAGCGCGTTGTGGAAGAATATCTTCCCGAGAGGGGCGTCCTTCGCCAGATCCCCGATCAGGAATTTGAGCGGCACCATCTCGGTTGCCGTCTCGATCGTTCCCTGTTCCAGAGCATAGCGGAAGGCGTCCCAATAGCCTTTGCCCGCGTCCTCGGCTTCGCCAAAGGACTGGCCCGCCGTGCCGACACCCATGATGCCAGCGCCGACGAATGGGCTCTTGGTGACTAGCGAAGCCGCCATGGCTTCGATGCTGGCGGGCGCCGACTGGAAAGCGCCATAGATGCCGCGCTCAAGCGTCGTATCGCCACGCGGCATGTTCCGCATGGACTCAAGCGCCGCCATCTGGCGCTGCTTGCGGGCTTCCTTTTCGCCCTGATCAAGAAGGTTCTTGACGCCCGGGAGCCATTCGAACATCCGGGCAATGCCGATGCCCTGTTCCGCCGCTCCGAAAAGCTGCTGTTTGCCGCCCTCGACAGCGCCAGTGCGGAACGCGCCGCCGATTTCCTCGATCGACAGCGAACCTGGGTCAAACGCGCTAGCCGCCTGCTCCCACCAGCTCAGGTTCCCGATATCGTCGTGGCTGATCTCCAGGTTCTCGCGCGCACTGTCCATCCACGTCCGAAACTTCGGCGCCGTGGTGGTGAGTTGATCGATGGCCTTGGCGGTCTTGGAGAACTCGTAGGACTTCAGGTTCTGCTCGACCTGAGAGCGGTTGACGCCTGCCTCCTTGGCAAGCTCGATCGCCTTTGCTGCATCATCCGGTGAGCCAGGCTGTTGCATCAGCGAGGAACGAACACCAGCCTTGGCCCGATCCTCGCGGACCTTCTTCAGTTCGATGATGTCGGCTTCGGAAAGCGGGCCATCATCCTGCGGGCCGCCTGTGCCGAACTTGTTGTAGGTCGACGGGATCGTATCGCCTGTGATGTCTGCCGGCGTCAGACGGGGCGATGCGCCAAGGCTTGAATAATCCCGCGCCGGATCGCTCTCGGCCGGAACAAAGGTCGGCGCTGCGGTCGACGGCTGTTCCTGATCTGGCGTGTCATAGCCGCCCTTGCGCATGAAGTCCGGGCGGGTGAGCTTGTCGAACGGAAGCGGGATATCCGGACCCAGCTTCGCCATCGGCGTGTTCTGAAGGTCGCGGAGCTTCTTGTCCGATTCCTCGCGATAACGCTTCGCCTCGTCTTCCGCGAACGTCTCGCCAACGATCCTGCGGACACCTTCTGGGATCGGGATCATTGCAGCGCCGCCTGCGCCTGCTCATAGGCAGCGCGCACTTCCGCCATGCTGGGCGTCTTGCCGGTCTTCTTGCGAAGCCGCTCGAACACGTCGGCATAGAGCGTCTTGTCCGTCATGTCGGAGTTGGAAAGGTCATAGGCATAGGTTTCCCACTGCACGACAGGCAGGTTCTTGCCTGCTTCCATGCGGCCAATGGCAAGCGCCGTGGCGCTGCGGATTTGCTCAGGCGTCAGTTTCTCGCCGCCAGTTTCCGGAGCCATTTCAGCCGCGGCCTGACGCAGATAGCCCGCAAGCTCGATCGACTCTTTCGTCTTGTCCTTGGCCTGCGATCCGATGCGCCAGTTCTGCGGCGCAATCCGCTTGGCCTCGTCGATAAGCTGCGCCTCGATGCGATCCACTTCGTTGACGGTCTTGCCAGTCTCGCGCATGTCCAGCCGCTTCTTGTCCAGAGCGCGCTGATCCTCGGGCGTGAGATGCTGGTAAATCTCGTACAACTGCGGGTCCCACTGCGTTTCCGGATCAAGCATGAACTGCGCCGGCGTCATTGTGCTGGAGGATTCCAGCGACAGCCGGGCGCTCTGGCTCCAGGACTTCCACTCTTCCTTCTGTGCTTCAGTCATCTTCGACCGAGCTGCCTCGATCCGCCTGCGGTCATCCTCGGCGCGCATGGCGCGGATAAGGGTGGGCTTGTCGTTCTCGCTGATCTCGCCGGCGGCGACCTTTGCGTTCAGCGCGCTCCGGCTTCCCTTGCCATCCAGAATGTCGACCTCGTAACGATTGGCGGCGAGGCGCTGGGTCTCGGCAAGCTCGCGCTCTTTCTTCAGCTTTTCGCGTTCGATATCGTTCTTGGCGTCCTCGATGACGCTCTCAAACGCCTTGCGCTGCTGGGGATCAAGCTGGGCAGCGGCGTCCGTGACAAGCTTTGTCGCCTCGTCGAACCGGCCCTGCTTGGAGAGACCACGGACGGCGCCCTGCAGCAGCGCCCGTGTCCCGGTTGTCCGCGCCTTAGCCAGCGTCTCCTGATCGAGCAGGCCACCGTAGGAAGGCAGGCTCTTCTGGAAACCCTCTAGCTCCTGCTTCACAATATCCGGATCTGCCTCCAGCCGCGCCGACATCGCCGTGATGTTGTTGTTCAGCGACTGGACCGCGTATTCCCGCTCCTGCCCAGCCTGATAGATCACGGACGATCGGGTCGAACTGGTCTGGTCGGAGGTCCAGATATCATCCCATGCCTGCTGGGCGCGGGTCGACGACTGGATGCGGCTCGGCAGTGTCGCCCAGATTTTCTGCTTCAGCGGCGCCCGGGCGGCCTCCAGGTCCTTCACATAGCCCGAACCAGCGACCCGATCCTTCTGGAGATCAACGGCAAGCTGGGAGCCCTCCTTCTCCAGCTGCAACCTGGCCTCGTTGAGCGCGGCATTCTCCAGCGCCGCGTTACGCTCTTCCAGCCTGCGCGACGCCTCGCCAACAGCGGTTTGCGCCAGCTGATGAGCGCCAGACGCCATCTCGGCAAGCGGGCTGGTCTGAGGTTTCGCGATCTGCGCAGTGGGAACTGACGCCGAACCGTTGTAACGATCTACCATGCGACTTTGATCAAGAGGTTGAAATGCGGGCTGTTCTTCTTGTCGGACTCATCGCTCTGGGCTCGTGCGCCACGACCCGCCCAGTTGTTGAACCATTCACCACCCCTGATGGCCGGGCTGGACACACGGCCTATTGCGGAGGGGTCTACAACCAGATGGCGGACTGCCACGCCGCCGCGCGTGAGACCTGCAAGGGGAACTACGAAGTGATCTCGGAACACCAGTCGCAGCGCATGGTGGATGGCTACTCCACCGAGAACCGCGACATGAATTTCATCTGCACTATTTAGGCTTGGAGCTGCCCAGCGATTCCCACGATTTGCTGGCGCCCAGCACGTCGCTGACGCCCCGGAAGATGCCCGCCGTCTGCGCCGCCACCCCGGCCTTGCGCGTAAAGCTCGCCTGCTGGTTCAGCGCCTTCTTGCGCGAGACGCCGCCGTAAAGCTCTGTCAGAGCGTCAAGTTCGATCTCGCCAGCATCTGCCTTGCCGACTTCAAGCGCCGATCCTGACCCGCCCTCAACCCCCGAATTGGCGTATTGAACCCGCTGCTCAGCCAGCAGCTTCCGACCATTCATCCGGATACGTTGGGCGCGCTCCGATGCCGCCATGAGCTCGGCGCGACCCTGCTCGTCGTCGGCTCTCGCCTGCGCGCTGGCAAGCTGGCGCTCACCAATGCCCTGGGCAATATTTGTCCCTGCTGAGAAGATGCTGCCAGCAATTGCAGCTGTCGCAAAGCCGCCGGTGGGATCGCACATCAGGCCGCCTTGATTTTCGGGAAGGTGGCAAGGATCGTCATCGGACCTGCGGTGTTCTGAATGATCGTATAGACGCCGCTGTCATCGTGTCGGCCGCCGACCGTGACTGGCATGTCGCCATCCCAAAGCGGCGGGCTGTCATCCATGACGCTGCTCACGCTCCGGAACTGCAGGTCGGTCATGTCGCCATGCAGGACACCGGCCTGACCACCCAGAGTCTCGAAGAAGCGGATCACCACTTCCTGCACGATCTGGCGCTCGGTATTGAGCTTGGCAGTTGGCAAGGAAATCAGAGTTGCATCGGTGTGGATGCCGACGACTACCTTCTCGGCCGCCGTATCAAGCGTGAACGCCCCGCCTGTGACAGTGATGTCTCCAACATCAGCGCCATCCGCCCAGACCCGGTAATCTCCGTCCTCAAGATGTGTCGCGCCGCTGAAGCTCGTCGTAGCCGCGCCTGAATAACTCAGCGAACAATCCAGATAGTTGAAATCGCTCTTGTCCGTTTCATCGGTCGGCGTAATCCGCGGGGTCATCCGCTCAATGTAATGGACAGTCGCATCGTCCATGACCCGACGAACGACAGCCCACAATTCTTCCTGATCGCTACCCGCCTTGGGAATGACGCAGATCGAAACCACAGCCCCATTGGTCATCGGATGCCGCGTCCACGCCCAGACATCTTCGATCTTGTCGTAGGTGCACGACAGAAGCAGCCCATCGGTCCGAACAGCCCAGAGCGTCTTCCATGGGCTCGACTGCCAGGCCAGTTGCTTGATGCCAATGAATGGCGTCGTCAGGCCAGTTGCGTCGATAACTGTCCCGTCCGGAAGTGTGATCTCACCGCTTGGATCTTCCTCGCCATCGCCCGGTTCCTCGGGTGGAATCTCGATATCGGGAATATCGATGCAGATCCAGCCAATGGCTCCGCCGCCTTCTCCGGTCGGGAACCCCTGATCCTGCGGCGTGTAGCCGTCACCGGCCCAGTAGCAATACTGCGCCATCAGCCGCCGGGCCTCAGAATGTGTGGCGACAGTTTCGAGATATCCCGGGCCGCATCTTCATCAGCATCAAGCTGGAAGCCCAGTTCCTGGACCCGCTTGCCTGTCTGGTCGACGGAAAGAACGGCGCGATCGACATTCACCGGCTGCACGCCGTTGGAGCCCTGTGTCGTCACGGCCTTGGCTACGATGTCATCAGGCTTGATGGGTCCGCCATTCGTGCCCGTCACCGCATAGACGCGCCGTGATGTGTAAAGATACAGCGCGCGCCCTTCAGCCATGGCCCGGATCGGGTTTGCCGTTTTTGCGGAGATCGTGAACGTCACCGCATCGTCTGCCAGCGACCCCGGCGTGAAATCGCTGAAGTCGCCAGTCACCGAGCCGTAAACCGTCTGATCCTTTGCCAGCCAGAGGCGCTGCTGGAACAGAGCAACAGCAGACGGCCAGCCGCGATAATCCGAAAACGCCCCTTCCCGCCAGTTCACGACCGCCGTCGTGGATGGCAGGCGGGACAGAACCGTTACGTCGACATGAGTTGAATCCGTGTAGGCCGTAACCCGGCAGATGCCATAGCCCGAGTGCAAATAGGTCCACTCGCATGTCGCGGACGTAGGCGATCCATCGAACCGCTTGCCGGTCGTGTGAACCGGGGCGACAGCGCCCGAGGTTCCAGCATCTGAGCAGATATAGACGTTATTCCCGTAGCGGACGACATCGTTGAGAGCATAGGCCTTGGCCGGCTCCCACATGCCGTAGCCGTTGGTGTTGTCCTCCTCGATCCGGAACAGGGTTCCGACCATCCCCGAATGGAAATAGGCTGAGGATGCCGTGAGCGTCGTGGAGCCTGTTGTGGCGCCCGGCGTCATCGTGATCGTGGTGGCGTTCGGATCAAGGAACGGCCCGGTATCACTCGACCAATCCGCCATGGTCCAGTTCGTATGCGCTTCCCGCGTCAGCGTCTGGGGCTGATAATCCCCATGGACCAGCCACATCACATCCTTGCTCTGGGCATACTGGACACGATCCAGGTCCGCCTGAGCAAATGGCGTCACGATCTCATAAGGCGTGCCGGACTGAGCAAGTTGGCCGCCAAGCATGTAGAACCGGGCGTAGAGTTCGCCCAGCTCAATCACATAAGCCTGCACATCGTTGAAGATGAAATCGATGATGCGAGGCGGTGAGGCGTGCGTCTTGACCGCGGCGATATAGCCAAAGCCGGGTCGACGCTCGAGCCCGCCATAGTCACGGCAGATGAAGTTGATGATGTAGTTGGCGCCGGTCGCATACTTGGCCAGATCAATCCGGCCCTGCAGCTCCGGAGCGATCTCGCCGCCATTGAATGACAGTTGCGGGATCTTGGCCGGACTAATCACGGGTGCTCACGATCAGGCTGTCTGGCGTTGGCTTTCGTGATCCTTCCCGCCCATCTGCCCCCTGAGCCTCAAGAACGGCGCGGTTGTAGATGTTCCAGCACTTGGTCTCGATCGTCTGGTTTTTTGCGAGCGGCGCGCAGACCGCAGCGCCCAGCCTCGCAACAAATGCGCCGCGGAACAGAGGCGAGGCCCGCGAGATATCGCGGAGCAGATAGGTATAGGCGATGTAGAGCGGGGCATCGAGGTCAATGGCGATGGCCTTGGCGCCGGCGTCGGTTTCCTCGACGGTCCATTGCTGGCCCTCATAGAGACCATCGATCTCCTGCATGTTCACGTAATCGGCCGGCAGCTGATAGTAATAGTCGAAGCCCCATGCCGGAGTTTCCTCCAGTTGTGGCAAAGCCTTTCGTTTGCGGGCGCAGTTCCACGGCGCCGCCTGCAGGACCTCGTCCCAGCATTGCCAGAACGCGCGCCGAACAGCTTTGCCCGTCGCTGTCTGGTCGCTTTCGACGTCCAGCAACGCCTGGTTCTGCTCGATCAGGTCCAGCGCCAGATTGGCGAGGTCCGTGACCGTTGCCGGGGCTTGCATCACCATGGCGTTAGATGATCGTGTTCACTGCGCGCAAGACGTAGGCCCTGAAGTCCTCGATCGCCTTGATCAGCTCCGATTGCGTGGCGGCATCATCGTAGAGAACCTGAATGGTTCCCGCCGTTGGCGTGCCTGCGTCCGTGACAGTGACCGAGACAGGGTCAGAGCCAAGGCCGGTCGGACCTGTGCCGGGCTTGGTGGTAATCGTGACAGTGGTTCCGGTTGCCATTCGTGGCCTCCAAAAGAGTGCGGCGGGCCAGCCGGAGCCAGCCCGCCAGTTTCAGTCCTCTCGGGGGAGAGAGATCAGCCCGGCGCGACGATGCCGATGCGCCACGAGATCGTGCCCGTGGCGGTCGTCGCCGCCTGGAGGTGGATGGCGATGACCAGCCATTCAGCGCAGTCGCCGCGCGTCGAATATCCCGCGTCCTGCCAGACGTACTGGCCGCATTTCGAGATATCGCGCGTGGTATAGGCGCGATCGGTAAACGCCGTTCCGGCCGCGATGTCGACAGCGTCGGCATAGCAGTTCTCATCGACATCGGTGAACGTGGTCCCGTCATAGGAGACGAGGCCGATGTTGATGTCCGAGGCGCCGGTCAGGGCGTCATTGGCGAGGAAGATCGTCGACACCGACCAGTCCCGGTTGACCCGGCACAGGCCGATATAGTCGCCGTTTGTGTTGCCGGCGACCTTTTCGTAGGTGCCGGAGATCGTGAACGGAATCCCCTTGTAGAGGATGGCGTCACGGGCGGGCGTGCCTGCGTAGATCGCAGCAAGGCCCGCAGCAGCAGAAGAAGTAGCCATGTGTGCGTGCTCCTTGGCTTACGATTCAGTGCAGAGGATGTCGCCGACCTTCTTCTCATCGAGGCGGGTCGCCCCCATGGAAAGCTGCGAGTAGACCATGTAGGTCTTCCCGCGGTACGACTTGTCTTCGTAGATGTCGGATTCCAGGTTCGCCCAGTCGCCCAGGAAGACGCCGGAGGGAACCCAGAACGGACAGCGGCGATCGGACGACGAAGTCCAGGTCAGGCGCCGGGACGACAGGATGTGGATCTTGAAGCCGACATACTCTTCGATCTGACCCTTCACGAGGGGCTTGTTCGCGTTGTAGTCGGACGAGATCACCTTCAGGTCGTTCATCAGAGAGCGCCACTGCTTCTCCGTCATGGCGACGTGCGGCGTCTCCTCGTCAAGGTCGTTCTCATATTTCAGGAGAATTTCCTTGGCCTGGATCAGCTTGGCCGCCGTCATGTTTACCGAGCCGGACGCCACGCGCATGTTCGAGGAGTCGAACGTCTGCGCCGTGCCAGTGCCCTGCTTGCCGGTCGATGCCGAGCCGAACATGGCCGAGATGGCGATATAGTCCCGGTAGCGGTTGATCGCCGCCACAGACGACTGGACGAACGTGCCGCCCATCTGAATGCCATTGCGAATCCGGTCAAGCGTGTCTTCCGGAAACGGGCCAACGTCAAAGTCCTTGGGGGCGACCCAACGGCCATTGACGCCAAGTTCGGCCGGCGTGCGCTTTTCGAGACGAACAGTGCGCTCGTTCACGGTAGCTTCGCCAACCGTCATTTCAGGGCGGAAGCCCTCGCCGGAGGCAGACTCGACCCGGATCACTCCAGGTACTGCGATCTTCGGCATCTTCTGTTGGAGCGTCAGGCGGATGTTATCCGCAAACATCGGCTTCCAGCTAGCTTCGATTTCAGCGGCCATGTGGCCTCATTCCTTCATTGCACGTTCATGCCGGACACTCGGGTCGACGGGCGACCTTCGAGCGCGGCAGAATCCATTTCTCCTTCTTCGTCCTGATCGCTGGCTTCCCCGGACGATGCCGGAACCTCACTTGCCTTTTTACGGGGGCCACCCTTCCGCCCTTTCGCGGCCGTCACCGGAACCTCCTCAGCCTCGTCACGCGCCTGTGGCGCTGGCGTCGGCTTCGGGGCTTCCCCGGAATATCCTTCGAGAATGTATTGCTCGATCTTGTGAGCGAACCTGATGCGAGCCTCGATGCTCTCGATGCCGCCCAGCATCTGCGTCAGCTTCAGCGCCTCGATGCGCGCGTGGTGTTCATCCTTCATGGCTTAGAACCCGCCCTGCGCCGCGATCTGCGCATAGAGGCTGGTGCGCTTCTTCATCTCCTCGGCGCTGAGCGTTTCGCCCTTGCCGATGCGCTCATTGATGCGAGCCAGATCCGCCTTCAGGGCTTCGAGGCCGATCACAGGTGAGGATTCGCCGTCGACCGAAGACCCCTCACGCGCCAGCTTCCCGAACTTCAGCAGGGCCTTCATCATTGTCGGGCCGCCGAGCAGACCCTTTTCGAGGGCATCAATCTCTGCCTTGTCGAGGCCGAGGAACTTTGCGCCGCGTTTCGCCAGTTCGACGTTGGTATCCTTGTCGGCTCCCCATTCCTTCATCAGGCCCTGCAACGCTGCAGCCTCGTTCGCCGAGTGCTTCTGCATCTCGCTAAACTGGCCGATCTGCGACTGGGTGTAGACGTCGACCAGCGCCTTCAGCTGGGCCGGATGGATGCGCGCCTTGGCGGCGGCTTCCTTGATCTGCCCCTCAAAACCTTCGTCCCACGTCATGCCATCAGGCAGCTGCGGCCGGGCGATCTCGTAGGCCTTCGCCTCCTTCGGGACGCCGAGCTTGTCCCAGCCTTCCCACTGGGTGATGTCGTCCTTCTCGCCGGGGAGCATGACACGGTTCGCGCCGACATGCTTCTCCAGCTCGCGATAACCCTTCAGGGCGGCGATCGGGTCCTTGAATCCCTTCTTGTCCACCCAGCCCTTGAAGGCCTTGTCGTCGTCGTTCGCCTCGGGCAGTTCGCCATACCATGGCTTTTCATTGAGCAAAGCCGCAGCGGAGGCGGCATCGCTTGCCGCTCCTGCGCCAGCATCAACTGCTCCACCGGCCGAGCCGGGTTGTTCGCCATCAGCTGGCGGCATCATCATCTCCATTGTTGTTGGGGATCAGCCGGCGCACATCCTCGGTCGTCAGCGAGAGGACGGTCCTGATCCACTGGAATACTTCGCGGCGGCCTTCCATGCGTTGCAGCATGTCCGGGCCTTCACTCACGGGCGTTGGCCGGAAGATGCCCGCGTAAACTTCGATGTCCTTCAGCACCCGCGATCTTTCCGGGAATGCCTGATGGTAGTCAGCCACAACCTTGGGCGCGTCTTCGCCGTAGGTCTGGACCAGCTGCAGCGCAGCCTGCTCGCTAGGCCGCATTGGCTTCCTGTCTCAGGCCCATGAGGCGGGGATCGAGGGCGGCATTGGCGGCGTCGACACCATCCTTGGCCGCCCTTGCCACGCCAGGCGCTGCTTGCGCCATCGCCATGGCCTGCTGTTGTTGCTCGCGGGCGTCACGCATCTGCTGTGCGACATCGCGGGAGTTGAGAACACCGCGGGAGCCGAAGCCATCCGCGATGATCTCCGCCGTGGTGTCGACATCGATGCGGTCCATGATGTCTGGACGGGCCTGCGCAATGTTGAGCAGCGACATCAGCACCTTGTTGGCGCTTTCCGCCTCGCCCTGACGCTGCAACCGGGCCAGCGGCGAGACGTAACGGACCTGCAATCCACCTGGATAATCCTTGAGGACATCCGGCATTTCCGGGAGGCCGCCGGAGCGCTCCAACATTCCGACACGGCGCAGGACCACGGGCGACAGGAACTCAGTTTCGATGCGGCCGAGATAGGGACCGAGCAGCCTTTGCCGCTCATCGTCCCGGCCCAGGAACTCGGTCGCCGTCATGTCGCGGCTTCCGACAATCTGCATCAGGCCGAAGTAGAAGGCGTCCTTGATCGCATTGGCGATCCGCTCTTCCATCTCGATCGCGATCTGGGCGTTCTTGCCCTCGTCCATCGGGGAAACGAGCTTCTTCCCATCCGAAGAGATGGCGCCGTAGACAATCTCGCCCGGATAAGGGGCGATGCCGCCCCCGATATCGTTCTCCTTGCTGGTCAGGATCGTGGGGCGCGCGGCCCTGTCCATCATGTTGAGGTTCGACCGGCGGGCGATGTTCAGCGACTTGATGTCCGCCAGCGCCGCGTGTCCGCAACCTGTCCCGTATCTCTCGCCGGCCGCCACATCCCAGCGGGGCGACATGTAGGGAAACTCAAAATACCCGCTTTCCCGCAGGATATGCTTGCCCTCCTCGAGGACGTAGCACTCCTTGAACCGCTTGCCGTAGTTCTCGCCGGGTTTCGGATCTGGATAGACGGCGTGGATGACCCAGTGCTTGCTGCTCGGGGACTTTTCAGCCTCGGTGATCAGCTTCTGCGGGACATTCCAGCGCTCATCTGGCGGGGTTCCTTCGCCACCCTTGCCCGCGATGGCCCGCGCCGTGAGTTCATAACGCCGATAGAGCGTGTCGACGATGTCGCTTTCATCGACGTCGAGCCAGCATTCATGCAGGGCGCGGGCGCGATCGATGAAACGCTGCTTGCCAAAAAGTTCGTTGCTGTAGAGGACGCCGGTTCCAAAGGCCCCGAGATCACCCCAGACGCTGGTGACCTGGTTGTAGAACGCCGAGACGCCAGGTCCGAATGAGCGCCAGGTCCGCTTGTTGACGATCGCGAGATAGTCCTTGACCGGACCATACTCGTTCATGTCGTCGTCGATGTGCTGTAGCTCGAACCACATCGAACCAGGCGGCGTGACAGCCGAATAGAGCCCGCCCTTGAAGTTCTCCAGCGCCATGATGGGCGAGGAGTCGAAAATGCCGGTGTGCTTGCGTTGCCCCTCGGTCTGCTGGCTGGAGAAGCCCTTGCCGATCGGACGCAGGAAGCGCGCGATATCCGACCATGTCTGTTCGTAGTTCGACCTCAGTATCTTGAGAGAGTCGAACTTGTCGCAGATCGCCTTGCCATCCATGCGTCAGGCAGTCCCGCCAAGCAGGGAGTTCACGCTGATCGAGGGCTGCGACATGTCGCCAAGACGGGACGTCTTGAACATGTTCGCATATCCGGCCCGCTTGCGACGGGTCGTGGCCTCAGCCATCTGCGCGCTCGACGTGTCGATGATCGACGGCGGCGGGCTCGCTGTTTGAACCTGCGATTTCAGGGACTTTCCGAAGATGCACATCGGGTATCCAGACGTATTGAATGAAAGTCTCGTCGTTCCGGCCCCAGTGAGGGACGCGGCATTCCTCAGTGGCGCCGAGCCATTTCAGCCAGCGCCGTGAATCGTCGTGATGTTCCCAGGTCCGCGCCTCGACCCTGCGCATTCCAAGCTCAACCAGCTTGGGCAGGACCCAGCGTCTGACATGGCGGGAATAGGAGCTTGCGATTTCACCCCAGCGGTCGGTTGCGAGGAGGCCTGCACTTCCAGCCGTGGGCGTGTATTTGATGACGCCGAGGAACGAGACCGGCTCGTTATCGATCGATGCAACCTGCCCGATCAGGCCCGAGACGCGCCATGCCGCTACAAGGCGGTGAGCGATCTCGTCCGGGTCGAAGTCCTCTTCCGTTGCCTCCAGTTCCAGCCTATCACGCTCCCGAAGGTTGCGGCAGATGTGCTGGACAGAGGCGAGGTCAGGAGGCGAAAGCCTCATATCGTGTCCAGCACACTTTGCGGCGGCTTGGGAGGCGGCGTCGCCCTACGATGCCGGCCCAGATGCGCCGGCAGGTTCCGCTCCGCCTCCAGGTCGTCGAATGGCTTCACGAAAGCCATCACAACAGCGTCCCCCTTGTCGGGGCTGCGGCCGAGGCGGTCGCGGATCGCTTCCTTGTCCTCAATCTTGATCCCACGCGGAGTCAGCGCCCATGTTGGCGCGCAGAGGTCCGCAACCATCTCCTCATCAGGCGGCAGGGCGATCTTGCGCTCACTCGCCGGATCGAGAAGCAGCCGAAGCTCCCAATAGCCCTGAGCCCGGAGGTTGTAGTATTTCAGCCCGTTCTTGCTTGCCTTCGTCGCCGCACCCGCCGGGATGAACTTCCAGACGTTGGCGCTGTTTTCCTTCAGGTGATCGTGCGCCGATTGGCCGTAACCGCCGCCCATATCTAAGTTGATCGAGGCGTTGTGCCTGACGTGGGTAGTAATGAAGGCCGCCGCGGTTGGTCCATCAGGCGTCTGCGAGCCGGGAACCGCGATCAGCTTGCCCATGTAGTCGCCAAGATGGCGCGGAGCCAGGACCGTCTGGTCGACCGAGTTTGCGACATCGACACCCATGGAAATCATGGGCTTGGTCATTCCTTCTGGTGTCCAGCGAGCAATGGCCGCCCTGATCCACGCGGTCGGGATCACCTGATTGACCTGATCCCGCTCGGCAATGTGGAAATCACCGGTCAGGAG